ATAATTGCATTTTGTTCTCTTTCAGTAATTTCCCTAACTAACTCTCGTTCTTCAGCACCTACACCACCGTGAACATAAAATATTTTACGACCATCCTTGACTGAATTATTTATTGATTCATATAATGGTTGACCATGAGTTTCAACTCTGGAAAATAAAACAAGAGTATTTCCCTTGAGATCTAATGCAAGATTTTTAATAAAGTTATTTCGTTTTGGGTGACCGATAATAAACTGAACTTCATCCTCAAAGTTTTCAAATTGTTGTGGATTATGCTTGAGGATAATGATTTTAATTTGAAGTTTAGAAAGATGTCCTTTATCAATCAACTCTTTTGTTTGAGTTACTTTATAAGATGGTCCAAAGAGGCCCTCTAATATCCATTTATGCGTTTGAGTTCCATCAAGTGTACCCGTAAAACCGAACCTATATTTCGTATTATCCATCTTCGTCATAATACTGACTAAAGATTTTGATTTAAATTGATGAGCTTCATCTCCAATAACTACATCAAAAGAATCATAGAATGTTCTAGGGAGTTTGTAGATTGACTGCCAAGTAGTAATAATGACAGGATACTCATTCGTCTTCTCACGACCACTGTAAATGCGGTGGCAGTAGTCCTCTGCATTCCACCCATAGTCCTGGAAGTCTTTGAACATCTGTTCAACCAGGGAGGTCGTAGGGACCACTAGGAGAGTTTTTTGATCTCTTTCTGCAAAATATCTGACAATGGAATAAATCATCAATGACTTACCAGAAGCCGTTGGTGAAATTAATAGTTTACGATTATATCTGAGTGCATCATAAACTGCATCAACTTGATAATCTCTGGGTTTATGTTTAGAGATCCGAGTCATATAATCTTTGACTCCTTCATAAGAGATCATATCATTCTCTTCTAAAGGAGTTCCATAGAATTTATTATTTTTGAACTCTATTTGATAATCCCACTTCTTAGCCCAAGAAACGACCTTATCAAGAAGACCAACATAAATTTCTCCAGTATGTGTTGAAAAAAGACGAATCTTCCCATCCCAATACTTACTTCTATACTGGGGCATAAATTTTGCTCCAGGCACATCAAAAGTAAAATGTTCGGATAGTTCCTGATAGATATGGGGTTCTGCTTCTATTTTTAAGAATACTTCGTTCTTTTTCGCAATTACAATATCAGTCATATCCTCTAATAAATTTCTGCCACTCAATCGCATTCTTGAGCTGATATGTTCTATTTAATATAGTTTTAAGAATGCTTTCCAGATAATTCAACATTATCTGATAGTATTCAATCTTAGTTTGGCACTTAATTAAATCTTCATCAGCGTCCATGTACTTATCCAAGTCTGGTTTAAGTACCTTGTGGTCAAATGGATTTTCAATATAAACATCTGGTTCAGCTTTGCCAGTGTAATATTGCCACTTTTCTTTCTTTAGGATCTTGTACTTATTCTCTTGTGCCTTTTTAAGAGTAAGAATATTGTTAAAGATCTTATAATATTTTGCATGAAGGCTTGGTATTTTTACAGATTCTATATGAAGGTTATCTTCATCAATTTTTGAATCTTGTTCCCAAAGAGTTTGTATTTCATCCAGGTTCATAACGGAAAATTTTATAAAGAACATACTTAAAGGTTACTGTAGCTACTGCGTATTGCACATCAGCTTGAGTTGCATCAAAGTCAATATCAGAAAGAGATGTTGGAAACAATCCCTGAAATTTTATAAGTGATGATGGTTGGAAATTACTATTATAGATGATTAAAGTCCCATCTGAGACATTTGGATCTTGATTTGGATTGTTTGGATCACTTTGTTTCCATTCCGAATATTCGTAGATGCTTTCTGGATAACCCAATCCTCGCATCCAATTTTGAATAGTATTATAATTTTCTAAGTTTTCATCAATATTAAAGGTAAGTCGGAAATCATCAAATACAAGTTTATCTCCAGGAATTGGAATATCTTTTAAATAAGTCGGCTGAATTGCAACTCCCAGATTGATTCCTGGAATATTTAATGTCTTTGAGAAGAAATCTACTTTTGGAGTCCTAGCAAGATTAAACTTAAACCCTAATGGACTCAAAAAATTTCTATTTGCAATTTGTTTGTCAAAAGGGTTGCTCATTGTTTTTATTTTTATTTATTTGCAATAAAAAAGGGTCCTTTCGGACCCTGAATTTGAAGAGTTGTGAAATGAATCACATGAGGTTGGAAACCTTGACTCTTCTGTAGTAACGGTTTGTATTGAGGCGGAGTCTTCCGAGTCCCTGATCGGTTCCTTCTGCAAATGGGTTGGCAACAATACCATAACGGGTCTTGAAGCCAATTTTTGGTTGGAAGGTGTCCTGACCGACGGCACGAACCATCTGGAGAGGAACATATGGGCAGTAGAAGATACCAGCGTCATATGCGCTAGAACCCTTATAACCTACAACATAATACTGATCTGCAGCAACATTAGCAGCATATGGATCAATATATACGCGATACTTACCTTGGAGAACACCTGCGAAGGTATTACCGGTATCATCAACATTGAGGTTAGCGTTGAGTGCAGGGGTGTAATCAAGAACACCAGCCATGGTTAGAGCGGAAGCAACATCAGCAGAGCAGATGATGGTGTTGCCCTTTCCTCTACGAGTTCTTTGAGCGATAGCGTTTGCATCTCTCTCGATCTGGAAGAGTAGACCCTTGAACTTCTCAACTGACCAACGACCGTTGGAGTCAACATCTAGGTCGAATACACCAGCGGTAGCAGTGTTAACAACAGCACCTTGCTCAGCAACCTTATAGATGGTTCTGATAACTTCTCTGTTGATTTCAGCGAGGATCTCAGTAGAGAGGATGTTAGCAAGTTCTGCTTCTGCGTTTAGACCGTGGATTGCCTTGAGGTCTTGAGCAAGCTCTAGGGAGTACTCAGCCTTGAGGGCGCGTGACTTAGCGGTTACTGTAACTTTCTCGATGCTGAATGCCATCTGGTTGAAGGCATTAGCAGCAGCATCTCCAAGAGCTTCAGATTCACCAGTGGCCATACCTTGACCAACATTATATGGAGATGGGTTAGTTGTTGCAGATCCAACTGGGTTTAGAACATTAGGATTAGTTCCATCCTGGTTGGTTGTACCGAAACCAACTAGACCATCGGTAAATCCACCAGTGAGGTTGCGGCTGCTGTTCTGACCAGAGAAGGTGGTATCGACTTCATCGAAGAATGTCTCAGCACCAGACTGACTATCGTAGCGGGAACGCATTGCGAAGATGAGTCCAGTAGGACCGTTCATTGGTTGAACACCACAGATGTCATAAGCAATGAGGTTAGGCATTGCACGACGAATGAGGCTGATTAGAACTGGGTCGAAACCAGCAACAGGGCCTGCAGGTGCGGCGCCACCAGTGAATCCACCAGTGCCAGCAGAGTTGATTGGGGAAGCTTCGCCAAGGAACTCAGCAGATTCACGGAGTTCTCTTTCTTGGTTCTCAAGCACTTGAGCTGTAACAGATCTTCTGTGGGAATCTTTGATTTCGCCTAGACCATCGAAGTCTAGAACTGGAGCCCACTTCTCCATTAATAGTTGTGAGTTAAATCCGTCCATTTGTTTGTAATACCTCTATTAAAAGTGTTGTTAAACTGCGGTTTGAGTATTATGTAAAAATCACTTCTTAGCAACGGTGGAAAGCGCGCGTAGATAAGCGTCCATAGAAGGTGAATGAGTCACTTCTTGGAAATTCGCTTCTTCGGTTAGATTTTCCGTTTCGTTTGCTGGAATACCAGCGTTTCTTGGGAAATAAGACTCCCTAAGAGTTACCAGCTTCTGGTAATAGTCATCTTCACTCTCAAACTCAACACTTTCTGCGAGGGTTGCAAGCTTATCCTTTTGGGAAACGGCTAAACCTTCGGAAACATTATTCAGAATTGTATCAGCTACAGATTCTGAAAGTTTGTTGTTCAGAGCAATATTTCTTTGAATTTGCTCGTTGAGTTTTGTTTCCATTTCATCAAGTTTTTCTACCATGCTCTCAAGCACATCATATTTTTCTTCAGGCATTGATACATAATGTTCTTCAAAAAGACCCTTCATACCAGAGATGAAGGACTCGGTGATCTCAGTCTTGAGACCTGTTTCTACTGCAAGAGCATTTTCTTCTAACCATTCGGATGCAACATACTCAAGGTATGAATCAACACGCTCGGTTAGTTCTAGTTTAATTTCTTCAATCTCTTCTGCAAGAACAGCAGCATAGTGCTCTTCTAAAGCGGATTGAATTTGTACGGTCTTAGCGTGAAGAGCAGCTTCAAATACAAGCTTTGCTTTCTCTCTGAATTCTTCAGAAAGTTCTTCATCACCAGATAGGAGAGCTTCAACATCTTCATCAATGAGAGAATCTACATCTTCTTCAACTACTTCCTCTTCTTCAGCCTCTTCAGATCCTTCTTCAGCCTCTACCAGTTCCTCATCTTCTTCTGTTTCCTCCTTCATTCCACCACCTTGACCAGGTGTTGCAACTGGAGTTGCAGAAGTTGCAGGAGCATCAGCTGCAGCAGCTTTAGCATTTACAACATCCTTAACTTGCTTAAGGGTTGCACCTGGAACTTTGAGCATATTGGAACCATCGTCTGGACGGCTATTTTCTGGAGTTGGGCCTCCTAGATCTTCCCAAGCACCAGTTTGACCAGGAGTTACAACTGGAGTTGCGCTCTTAGATGGTGCTTCCGCCGCTTGTGCATTAGCATTTACAGCGGTTTTGGATTGTGAAGTGCCGGTTTCCATTTCTTGTAAATTCTTACCACGGGACATTTGTACTCTCCGATTACCTTAGTATAATCTGTATTTATTTATAATTTAGAGATTCGATAAAAACTCATTGAACAAATTCAACTTCTGTTCATCTAGTCTTCTTTGATCAACAAGTGTGTTGATTCTTCTTTGAGTTTGTGAAGCAAGTTGTTCACGAAGAATACCACCTTCCCACACCCACTCTTTACCTTCCATAATTCCGGATACAAAAGCATCTGGAGCAGAGGGATCTGCAACAATATCAGCAGCAGTTGCGAGCATGAAATCTTCGCCAACTACTTTATGTCCTTCACTAGTTGTTTGGAGTGAACCAACACCACGAGAAGAAACGCCTAACATTACACCTTCATCAAGAAGTGAAGATGCAATCTTACCCATTGGAGTATTAAGAATTTGTGCCTTACCTTTAAAATTATTTCCCTCTTGAACAAGAGAAGTAATTTTATGTGAAACACGATCAAGATTTACAGTAGGACCATCAGGGTGTCCTAGTTCTCCAAGAGCGCGACCTTTTGCAATAAAATTTTCATTGTAACGATCTACTTCACGACAAAGAGTTGTAATGGGATACATTCTACCATTTCTATTTTTAATTTCACCTTGTAGGAATACTCCCTCAATATAAAGTTTCTTAGCAGCGCCTTTTCCTTCGCTGATAATTTTTACATTTGTTACTTCTTCGGTGATTAGTTTCATGGTTTTTAGTTAGTGAATCCTACTTTAGTAGCTTTAACTGATGCGGAAGATGCAAAAATTACATCTGTTGAGGCTTTTTGAAGAAACTCAACACCATCATTTGGTAATGTGAAAGTATTAGTAGTCGCAGCTCCTACAGCAGTTGAAATACTTACTGTAGCCGAAGCTCCAGAACCATTAAACAACCTGACACATGTTGCTTCACTAATACTTGAAGCAGTTCCTGCAGTAATCGGCATTGCAACTTCTGTTGCAATTATTTTTGTTCTTTGCATCGGTATAATAAAGTTCTATAATAGTTATTTATTATTCTGCGTCTTCTTCTTCATATTCTTCTTCACTTTCTTCCGATTCTCCAGAATCTTCTACTTCAGTTTCTGCACCAATTTCTGCGCCACCAAACATAGATGAAGCAACTACTGGTCTAATAATATCAATGTTTTCTGCAGATTTTTGCATTAAAATTTCTTTAATTCGGTCACTAATGTCTGCAGGAGACTCGTTAGAAACCATCATGTTAATCAGATCATCCATTGTTTTAAATTCAGTGTTTACTTAAAATTATTTATTAAATTCTGCCACCTTTTGGCATTGTTACCTTAGGAGCTTCTTCCGTTGGAGGCATTTCTACTGCACCAGTTGAAGCTTCCGGATTCATTGGAACTTCTCCCATAGCCGCTTGTTCAGGTGCTGGTGGTTGTTGTCCGACTGGTAATCCTGTAGCTGGATCAATCGGCGGTGGAATAATTCCAGCAGCTTGTTCTTCTCCAATCTGCGTATCAATTTCGACTATTTCTTCATCAGTTTGTTTAAGAACATGTCTTCTTATATACTCAACTGAAAAATACTTTCCAACATAAGGTTCTGCAATTGCAAGAACATTCAATCTATTTTGGATTAATTCTGCTTCTTTTAATTCTGCAAAGTGATTATCGTAAACAAAATCAAACTGGATATGATCAGAAAGAATCTTCCAATCTTCGGGACTTACAATATTTTTAAGAATGAGTTGAGTCTTCAACATATCCATAAAGAGATGTGAAAATCTCTTTCTCATTCTGCCTACAAACTTGGTGAACTTAATTTCATCTCTTAAAATTTCAGATGAACGACCAAGATTAAATCCACCACTTTGAGCTAACCTTGATTCTGGAACACCTAGAGCTCTATAAAGTTTTTTCTGGAAATATTCAATATCAGCAAGTTCGCCTAGATTTTGGCCGCCTGGGAGAGTGGAGATCTCGGTTCCTCTACCACCTTCACGGCGAGGAAGCCAAAAATCTTCTAACATCGCCATCATTTTTTTGTCATCACGAATCTCCCCAGTATTTGCATCGTAAACAAGTTTATTACGATAACGAGTCATCACATCACGAAGGTATTGTTCTGCCTTAATTTTTGGAAGATTGCCTACATCGATATAAAAGATTCTTCTTTCTGGAGCACGAGATAAACGATAGATAACCAGTGAATCTTCAATCATTCTTAACTGGTTAAGTGCTTTAATTGCTTTGTGCAGATATGATAAGATAACCTGTTTATTCCTGTCTACTAATCCAGAATGCACATATGTGATTGCATCTTTTGATATTCTTGCTGCACCACCAACTGCATTTTTAAAACTACTAGTAGTTTGGCCAGCTCCACCTCCTCTAGTGTTTGGATCATATTCATAAAACTCCTCAACTTCAGGAGTCATCATATTAGCGTTTGCAGTTTTACCATCAGAAACCATAAAAGATGGATTTAGAACATGCTTACCATTTTTTTTAATTTTTCTTACCAATTTAATTTTCATCGGATCAATGTATCTAACTTCTTTGATACCTTCCGATGGATTATCTAAGTCAATAACTTTGTGATAATAAATCCTACCATCAACATACCAGTTTCTTAAAATTTCATGGCATCTTTTATCAAAGTCTAAAAGTTCTTTGATATACTTAAATTCTTCTCTAATTAATTTTTTTAAGTTGTCTGAAGCTGGAACATTTTGTAAATCAATCATTATCGGAGAATCATTTTGATCCGATACAATTGCTTCATTAATGATATCTTCAATGGCTCCATCTACCTCTGGATGAATTGCCATTTCACGATATCTTTTAATTAAGTCATATTCAGATCTATAGACTCCTTCAATATCAACATATTGTCCATAAAATCCACTAGAGACATAAAAATCCGAAGAATCTTCTTGATTCTCCGGAACAGGAGAAACGATGGATTTTTTTGATCCATCGTTCTCCGAATCTTGGATTTTAAAACCAAATAATTTAGGCATTATTCAAATATTTAACTCTATTTGTATTATTTATGAAGGGTTCAATACTTCAGTATCTGTGCCTAATTGACTTGTTCCCTCAGAATCTAAAGCATCCCACCACTGAACTTGTAGATCTACTGTAAATTCTTCGATTGCATCATTAGAATCATAAGAAAGATCAATAGCACTTACTGCAGTTGGGAATACTCCGTGGAACTTATATGCTTTTAAAACAGGAATTTGATCACCAGGTACAGTTTGAGTTGGTGATGTAACACTAGAGTTTGCTGATGATACTGAAGCTCTACCAAATTGTTTTACAAATGCATCTCTTTGATACTGTGCTGGATTAATTAAACCAGAATTATCATCGTGTTTGTTAATAGCATTCATCCATCTTTCAAAAGCAGTTCTAAGAGAAAAATCAACATCGTTTATGACTGTAATTGTCCAAACATCAAAAGTTCTATCTCCTGCAATTTTTAAACTTCTTCCTCTGAAAGGAACATCAATAACACCAACATTAGATGCGGGCAAGTTTGCGGACTTAATCATAAATCTAGAAAGTTCACTTACACTTCTAGTATTATCTGTGTTTGCAGATGCTGTTGCTCCGAGAGCAAATGGAGGAAATGCTAGCTCGCATTCAAATAAATTGGGTCTGGCTGCTCCACCAATTAATCTTGCTTTAAAATCTTCTAAAGTTCTGGAGCTGTAACTTGGAGTATTTGAAAATGCCATTTGTTTTTACCTCTATAGGGATTAATGTTTTTAGAAAAAATTAAACAGTTCCAACGACCTCTTCAAAGCTAATACCAGTTCTATTAGCAACAAAAGTAAGACCAATAAAGTTAATTGACCTTGCAGGTTTGATGAAAATATCAGCCCTAAATTGATTTGCGTCAATCACATCTGGTGTATTATTAGATTCGTCACAAACTACTAAGAAATCGGTGATTCCTCTTTTTGCTTTAACATCACGAAGGTATGGTTCAATAATATTAGTAAAGTTAGATCTTGTAATAACATCATTAAATTCAAAAAGTTGAGCTCTAGCTGCTCTTGAAATGGTATCTTCAACCGTTAAGAACAGACGACGAACATTAATTCTATCAAAAGCACTTGCTACAGCAAGACCAGTTTTATCACCAAAAAGAATAATTCCTGCACCAGGAGAGAAAATTACTGGATTGATTCTCTTAGGATAGAGTAAATCTCTCTGCGATTGAGATGGATTATATGCAAGTTTAATTGCATTGTTTATAACACCTCTTGAAGCACCAGCTGGCGAGAACCAAGCAAAATTATTAATAGAAGTTCTTGCCATCAGTCCAGCAATATCACCATTCAGTGGAACATATCTAAATTCATTATTAAATCTATCGAACATATACTTGTAACCCGAATCAAAAACAGCATAAGAACTTGATGATACTGAATCATAGAAGGCAATAATATTATTTGTTTGAGTATCCGTATTGGTTACACCAATAAGTCCTGTTCTTCTAGGAGAAATACAAGCGATACAATCCTTTCTAGACTCAGCAATGTCGATCAACCTATTAGCTTTTGCTTGAGCTTCAAATATTGTGCTTCCACCATCTGGACCCGAAACTATGAAATTGAGATCATACTCTGCAGGATTTCTAAAGAGTTCATATGAATTCAATATATCAGATAGAGTTACTGACATTCCGCCAGACGCAGAAGAATAATCAAATCCATTTGATAGACTATAAGATTTATTTCCAGAAGAACCAAAATTGACTCCAGCAGCGTTTTGACCAGCGGCAATTGATCCACCACTAGTTTGAACAAAACCATCAATTGCAGTAAAACCATTTCCTAATACTGAATCACTAGTTCCTGCAAACACATAATTAGAAATATTTGCCAGATAATTTTTATAGTAAATATTTTCTGATGGCGAAATTTTTGCATCTACTCCTTTACTTAAATTTGTATATTTTTCTAAAATATTTCCAGAAACACCTGTTATTGATCCAGACTCGTCTACAACTACAACATGAAGTTCATCATTTTTTCCACCTCTTTCTTTTGCATAAGCAGATGTACCTGGTTTTGGTGCAATTGATTTCCAGAAAACTACATTATTTGATATTCCCAGAGTTTGTTGATCATACCAATCGATTGCAGTGTTAAATGATTGAGTGAATAAACCTTCACCCTTACTTAGAGTATCATCGGTTACATTTCTAGCGTATCTAATAACCAATGAAGTTGCAGCAAAAGCAACTGGAGAAGCAGTGTCAACAATAATTTGAGTTGTAGTAATACCTGTAATTCTTGCACTAAAAGCACCATTTAGACTTTGGATTAGATCACCAACAGATACAAGAGAATTAGACTGTATGAAACTAATACCATCGCCGTTTGCAGTAATAACTGTTGAACCCACACCCACATTTGCGGAATTAGTCAATCTAGACTTTTCTAATGAAGTAGCTGTTCCTACATTATTGAAAATTTGCAAATATTGCCCAGCACCGCCGAGAATTCTATTTAATGAAGAAGATGAATAATCAACTAGAGTACTTACGCCCGTATTGGAATCATGTAAACTAACAATTTTAACATCAATACTACCTAAATTAGACGCTATTGTTACGCCTCCAACAGGAGCATTTACTGCGGCAACAATACCTTTAACAAATCCAGTAAATGTTTCAACGGTTCCGCTTGAAGTTACATAGCTTGTTGAGATGCCACAAGTAATAGCAGATCCAACTGTGATTCCAAAAGTTCCAATAGCAATTCTTTGATCTGCAGCAGCATCAATTGTGCAAACTTTTAGCTTATTTGCCCAAGATCCTGGTTCTTTAGCGGCAAAAATCCAATCAGTAGCTGTTGCATAACCATTTTCATAATCTTCTTGATTTTTAATTTTTAGATTAACTGCAGAAGATA